ACATTACGAAGTCTGTCAGTTTCGCCCCTTGCCTTATCGAGACTGAGAGCCTTGACAATCTGCTTGTCAGTCATCCCCTTAAACATTTCCTTAGTCTCTCTTGGGATAACAAGACTTTTGCCTTCGTTACCGTTTGGTGTAGATGTATCAACTCCACCCAAATGCTGTCCTACTCTTGTTGACCTAGACTGCTCTCTCTTTCTAGCACTATCCGCAGCCTTACTAGGACCATACATAGCATCCAAAGCTCTTTTGATATGGATTCCACCTGTAGCTAACTGGGTTAAATCCTCACCAAATTCGGTGTAGTGCTTTCTTACAATTTCTCTTACAACTTTGTTATGCTCGCTTCCCTCTTGAAAAACTTCGGGATACGAATTAACCAAGACCGATTGCGCTCTTTTAGACGTGTTATTAACAGCAGCTTGTTGTTGGTTACGATTGTTTTCTGCCCTTGCTGCGAGTGTTGCAGCACCTACAGTAAATGTTGATTCATCAATCTCACCCTCATTAAACTGTCGCTGTAATTCCACAAAGTCATCATCAATCGTTCTTGGTGCTTGCTGTTGGACCTGAGAACCAGACGCTTGCTGTCTCAGGTAATCCAACTCCCGTTTCGTATCAGCCAATTCACGCCTAGCTTGATCGGCATAGCGAACTGTTTCATCTATTTCGCCTACCTGATCAGGTCTGAATCGACCACCAATCAAAACTTCTTCATCATCAGAGGTTGACTGCTCATCGGCAGGGCTTTGATGATCTTCAACAACATCGTCTGAAACGGATAATTCGACATTATCTTGAAGTTGATCGGTATCTTCGGAATCTACGGGTTGGTCTGTTACTACAGAGGCCGATTGATCCCTATCTTCGTCTGCCATTATATTTACTCCCTATTAATCCCTGACTCTATTTCCCGGTCCACCCACCTTTGGGTCCCCCTTAAAGCATCTAACTTTCCCCTAAAAAAATCTGGTGCATTAGTATCTGGAGAACAAACCCTTACTAACGACCTGTCTGTCTCAATACCAACAAATCCACCACTCTTTTTGTCTCGATTAACCAAGAGTTTCCATCCCTCAGATTGAGTCATCTCCCAAAGTATCTTTGCTTTATGACCTTGATCACCATTAACCCAATGGGGATTCTGGTCCAGTTTCTGCTCCGACAATTTCTGGCTCACTTTCCATAAGGCCCTGCATTTCTTCTTCTACCCCAGGCATCATTCCATTACCCTGTAATGCCCTATCAATTTCTGATTGAAACGACTCTCTTTGTGAATTGGTATGGCCTGACATGGCAACATATGAATCAACATCCGTTTTATCGGTTTGCGAAACAAACTTAGAAGTTTCAGCAGCAATTTTTCGCATTTCAACTTGTCGAGCCTGTATTCTTGAAATAATATCTTTGATGATTGCTTGAATTTGTTCTATTTCAGCTTGCCCCTTCGCTTGTTCTAACTGAGCTTCAGCAGCAGAAAGTTCATTCTGCATCTGGGCAGTTTGAGCTGCCATTTCTTCTTGAGCTTCAAGTCTTTTAACAACATCATCACCAAGAATCTGATCTGCATTTCTTACGTTAAAATCTCTTAGGAAATTACGAATAAGGACGACAACCCGGTCTGGAGCAAATTGTGCCAGCACGGGAGCTATGACTTGCATGAGCAGTAGACTCCGTCTTTGGCGCATTTGCTTATTCCCAGATACCGGATCGCCGATAAGACGAATCTGGTACTGTCCACGAATATCCTCCCGATTAAGACGAAAAAGAGGCTGTCTTTTAACACGAGACATTAAATCCGCTTGCTGCTGTTGCATTTGTTGCTGCAACTGTTGCTGCATCTCCTGCGGAGCCTGTTGCAACATCATTTGCTGCTGTTGAAGCTGCGCTTGGGCCTTACGTTCTTCAACCATTTCATTTAGAATTGTTGGATTAACTTTAATTTCAAATCCATCAGGCATAAATGATTGATATAGCTGAAACATTTGGGTAATAGCTTCACCTACAGAGTATTGGAATTGCTGGGATTTCATTCCAAAACCCATACTGCCTTCACCCATAGTTGTATCAATTTCCGTAGCTGTTCTTCGGCCAGGAGCTATTCTCCCAACCGTAGCATCAGAAACGCCAGTCAGCTTTTCCACATATGCTTCAATGAATTGCAGGAAGTTAATAAAGATACTGCCATAATCGGGTGCGGAAGCGATTTTCACATTATTGGGATCATCTGTAGGAATAAACTTACCAGGACTTATATCTATTTCTTCGTCAGGCAATCCTTCCCCTGGCTTATAAAATCCAAACAGAGCATTAATCAGGGTGCCACGATCAAAGAACTGATTAATAGCTGTATTCATTGCATCATCTAGGGCTGCAAGGGTTCTGGATAGTCCACGTCCATAAGGACGACCCGCCCTTTTATCATGTGTAACCAGAATAAATGGACGTTTGCCATGAGGGTAAACATCATCCAACAACGCTACCCTCATTAAGATTCCAGTTTTCCCATGAACTGTGCAAATAACTTCTTCATCTAAACCATCATTATTGATATCCCATTTACCAAACCAGTTGAAAACTTCCCTTTTATTTCTTCCGATTTCAGTATCTGTTCCTTCAAGTACAGCCTTAGTTCTATTCCCTGCGCTTTCCTCATCACCAGCCATTGTGTCCAAAGAGGACCGATCATCGTTTCTTTTAATTTCATTAAACTCTTGAGAACTTAAAACATTGTATGAGCCGTCTTTCCTTTTTCTGGCAATTTGGTCTACTGACATCCATACACGCTGTGCTACCCAGTCAGCAGATTTAATATCTTTAGCGTCTGGGGGGAGTATTAAGTCTTCTGTATCAAAGACATCCAGGGTTGCGCCTTCAAATACAACTCTTTCACCAGACGTATCTACCTCAGTTACAGGTAAGTTAGGCGGAAGTCCTAATGCGTGAAGAGCTTCTGTATCCCCAAATTGTATAGGTTGTTTTGTAAATGGATTCTCAATGGGTTCTTCTGTCTCAGGATTCATATATAACTTGACTTTTTCCTGCATGAATCTTGTTTCACGAACCCAATGTGGGTGGATAACGTAATCCCCCAATGCAATTACTGGTTCACAAATTTCATCAATCTTTTCATAAAACCCTATTCGGTCATCTGTTAGCATCCATTCAACAAACTGATGAGCAATGGGGATATTTTCTAAATCATCTGAACCCACAGCACTAACTTCAGTAGCCTGTTCTGGTGCAAAAACTGATGAAAGGAACCTTGCCCTTGTAGCACCAACAGCCACCCTGACATTTGGAAGACGAATATCAGAGGAATTTTCCCAGGGAAACCCAGGATCGGATTTCCCCTTTTCCATCTCTAATCGCTTAATGTCTTCTTGTCGTTTACTTAACCAGTTAGTACGATTGTCCAGGGCATGTTTAATATCAGCCATAGCTGTTTCAGCAATCTTTTTCCGATCTCCACGTTTCATTTTTGGAGGAGTCGGAGTTTCCATTTCACCCGTAACAGGTGGAACAGGTGCAGATGTATCAACTATGTCTGATCGATTACTATCAGCCATTATCGTTTTTTCTTTTTTCTAGGATATTTGGTAAGCATTAACGGGCAGACCCTATTCTCTTACCCTTGCTTGGTTTTTTTGCATCACGCCCAGGACCCGTTTTGCCTTTTTTATCTTTACTAGAACCAACATTCGGACCTACTGGCTTAGAGGCCATTGATGGAGTTCCGCTTATCGGAGTCTTTAAGCTGTTCGGTCCCTTTTCTGAACCATCCCCAGATACCATGAGATTAGCCATTTTATGTTTGCTGATATCAGGAGACTTTGGATTATGACTTGCTGGATGGTAATACCTCATTTTTCCTCCCACACTGTAATGTGTCTGACCTACACTATAATGTGTACGAGTCACACTATAATGTGTAAAGAAGCACCCAATAAAGAAACCCCATCCCCCTAATATCCTTGCTGAGTCCACCTATGGACAGAAATTAGAGAAATGGGGCTATGGAAAATACTTGGCTGTTAATCAGCCATAATCAACCTAGTTGCCCTATGACATTAAATCTTCTTTTTTATAAACAATCTCCCCGTCTTTAGTATCTTCAAAATGCTTAATTCTATACGCAGACGATATACCACCACGATAAGAGTGGATAGATACCTCTCCACTCCATTGCTCTAATACCACAATTTCGTGCAATTTGTCAACCAACTTTTGAAAGGATGGAGAAATATCGGAAATATCCTTTAGATTATTATTTATTTTGTTGGCCCTTTTTGAATTTTTTACCAGAAAGAAGATTAAAAGAAAGAACTAAAGGTATTGATATAATGGCATAAATGAGCCAAATAGAAAAGGCTAATAATACAACTGCCCTTTCAAGTATATAAGTAATTATCTTCAACTTTAGTATCCCGTAATTCCTCTTGGAGACTGGCTTGGACTTCTTGAAATGTATTTTGGCTTAAAAGGATCAACATATTTAGGTTTACGTTCAACCAGATATCTGACAGTATCTGGAAAATCCTTATGAACATCCTTGATTTTGTCTGGTGTAGCCTTTTCATGGATAGACTTCTGAACGGATTCATCCCACTGAACCCGCCTCATCTGGAACCAGACTCCGTATTCAGCACCACGCCTATCTTTCTGTGTAACAGATGTAGCATTTTTGAAAAACCTCAACTTGGGAACATTTTCCTGAAGAAGATTATTGTATTCAGGCTTCAAATACTCTTTTAGTATTCTTACTCCAGCCCCAACACTCCCAGGTGAGGAATCACTAAATACCAGCCTATGGAATCCTGAATGGCGAAGCTCCTTTTCCCATGACGTTTCCTTGCCACCAACCTTATTCCTTTGGGTTGCAGCCTTTTTGTCCACAACCGTCCATGTTGGTGTACGTCCTCCATGCTTGGCTCTTATCTCCTGGCATACCTGGAAAAGATCGGGTGCGCTTCCATCTACTACTGCTTGATCTACAATGTAGACATAACCCTCTGGATCAACAGCAGCGAATATAATACAACTCGGTCTTGCACCATGCGGATCAATGGCTTCATACCATGTCCAGTGAAGGGGGATAGAGAAGTCATCAATCTGATGTATTGGTCCCAACTCTGGGTACACCACGCCCGAAAGATGGCGAAACTGACCCTTCTCTCTTGCAAGCCGCTCCTCTTCGGGGATACTATCCAGAAAGGATTCAATCTGGTCTTTCCGAAGATATCCTCCACGCTCAATAGTATTTTCCCATATCTCCACACGCATAGTGTGAATATCTTTATTAACTTCTTCCTGCTCAGATATTTCTGAATCAAGCCAAGGCTCCGTTAATGGAGTTAATGATAAAAAAGATATACCGTCCTTTGCCATCAAGCCACGTTTCGTTGCAGTCCATATACCAAATGGCGGGGGTTCATCAAATCCAGCTATATCAATCGTCTTTCCTTCAAACGCAAAGGTATCCTGCAAATACGACTGAAAATGAACTACATTTTTATGGTGAGGATTTATATTATTATTCTGTGGATGACTTAGGTCTAAGTATTTTATCCTATACCCACGAATCTTTCCCTGCACCTTAATTGGTTCAGCAAGTTCTGCTGGAAGCAATGACAAAAACTTTGGTAAATAAACCTGTTCGAGCCAGTTCTCAAAATCAGGACCTACCTGTATAGCCTCAAGCGGTGGGCCGGGACGACCCTCCTTCCCATCCCGGCGACAACTCCCTGGATACCAATCAGGGTACATCTGGGTCATGTGCATTACCATTTCCGCACAAGCCCAGGTTGTTTTGCCTATCTGATTCCCACCGAATACAGCCCTGATAGATTTTGGATGACCAAGCAAATGAAGAGATTTTTGCCATTTTTGTGGTTTGTAATAAACAAGAGGATTAATCCTTAAAGATTCAAGATATAGCTTTTCCTCATTAGCTTTCTCTAGTATTTCTTCTTTAGAAAGCCCTGCAAGTATATCTTCAGTAGTTTTCGGTTGATCCGTCACCATTCAATTGTCCCATATCAAGATCGTCTTCATCAATCTCTAAGTCTACTTTACATTCTATCGTGTCACCAAACCCATTCTCTTTCAAAAACAAATACATACCATTAGATAGCCAAACTACCTCTTCTTCTGTAAATTGCTTTTTATCTGTAGGACTACGATGTTGGGCTTCGATAACGTGAATTACTTCATGAAATAAGGTGATTAACTTCATATCTTCAGATAACGAAGAATCTACTTGAATCACTTGAGTTCTGAAGTTTGTCTGTCCATACAATCCTTCATCAATCAGATCCCCTTCAACCATTTCAATACCATAAGTCAAAGGCCCTATAATCAATTCTTTTGGAAATTCCATTCGCTAATCCATATTGTTGTAGTGTGCTTGTAATTCACCATACAAATCTTCAAGATGTGGTGTAGAAAACTTGATTACTTCTCTGTATTTAAAATGAAGTTTATCCATTTTTTCTTGTCCAAACTTTTCAACATACCAGTTAGAATACGGATAAAAATCTATTTCGTGCCTTAAATTGCAACCACGACACTGTGTATGGCAATTCCCGTCTTCAGAGATATCCCACCTGGTGCTATATGAAACTCTTGAGAATAAATGCCCATTTTGCAAGTGGTTAGGAGAACCACATACCACACAATTGGGTCCCCGTTTACGAATAATAAGGCTCACAATCTTATCTAACTTCCTAACGATAGACTTTCTTCTGCTTAGTTTCTTAGGCGATATCCT